AGTTATCCCATGCGCCGCCGCCCTGCATTCGCGCATTGGCTGCGCGGGCTTCCTTGCGCATGAGATCGGCCATGGCGTCCTCATATGCCGATGTGTAGCGGTTGTTCCATTCCGTCTTGGTTTTAATGACGGCTGGCGCTTCACGGTCCGGGGTTTGGCGAACGGCTATTGTGGATTGGCTTGGCAACATCAGACGCGGGCCTCCTTGTTGAACGGTATGCCGTCCTCACCCATGTCGCCGCCCATTGGCGATCCGCCCGCGCCGTATCCGCTTGACTGGTCGCGGTCGTATCCGCCTCCGGTGTCGCGCTGGCCTTCACCGCTTGGCCCGTCCAGCATCACCAGCTTGGCGTCGAAGCCGTGCAACACGATCTCAGTGCTGTAGCGGTCAGCCCCCGACTGGTCCTGCCACTTGCGAGTAGTGAATTTGCCTTGAACCATCACCTTGCTGCCCTTGCGCAGATACTGTTCCGCCACCCTGACAAGCCCGTCGCTGAAAATGGCGACGCTGATCCATTCGGTCTTTTCCTTGCGCTCCCCGTCCTTGGTTTTCCACTTTTCGGACACGGCAAGGCGCAGGTTGCAGACCTTGTTCCCGTTGCTGAAATTCCGCGTTTCAGGATCGGCCCCAAGGTTGCCTATGAATGTGCATTGATTAAGCATTTTAGAACCTCCAACCTATTTCGTGCAACGTCACCAAAAACATGACGATTGCTGCCCCAAACGCAACGCCAGAAAGGAACATCAGGACCGATGACCAACCAAAACTATAAGATGCAAACAGCGCACAAATCGCCACGACAAACATCATAATCACGTATCGCATATTTCACCCCTCCAGCGCGGTTTCGTAAATTTCAATTACGGCCTGTTCCTCGGCCAAGTCGTCGCGGTCGCGCTTGCGGCGGGCGATCACCTTGCGCAGAATTGCCGGGTCATAGCCCCGCCCCTTGGCTTCCGCGTAAACGTCTTTTGCCAAGTCAGCGGCTTGCTGCTTTTCCTCATTCAAGCGTTCGATCCGCTCGATGATCTGGCGCAATTCTGCACCCTCAGCGCGTTGTGTGTCGGTCATGTGTCTTTCCTTTCGTTGTAGCGCCGCACACCGTGCATGACGGTCGTATGATCCCGACCGCCGACAAGCTGGCCGGTTCGCGTCGTGGTTAACCCAAGTTCAGTTTGAAGCCGGTGATAGACCTTGAAGCGGGCCTTGACGATATTTCTTAGCCTGCAAGGCCCGCAAATTTCGCCAACGGTTACGTCATGCTCAAACGCGACTTCCTTCATAATGCGTAGAGGTCCGCGAGGCATGTGGGCATATTCCATCGCCGCCGAAGCTGCCGCATAATCATCGCGCATTTGCTCAGATGTGACCGGATCAAAGATCGTCATGTCAGTCCCCTTTCCCTCATTGTGCCGTAATCAACCAAGCCGCGATCAATAATCTCGCTCCAGACCCCGCTTGACGCATAGGACCGGGCAACGGGTTTCCCCGCGTTTATATGCTTTGCCCAATACGCCGCGCGGTCAACAGGCTCAGAGGATCGAAGCGCAGGGCGCAAAGCCTCGTCCTGCCAACGCTTGTTATTGAGATACGTTGACGGGTGAAGCGCAGAAGCCGTCGGGTATGCGGTCTTGAACCAAGCATAGAACGCCTTGACGTGCTTTGCGGCCTCCACCCTGTCCGCAGATGACAACTTGCGCCACGCGCGCCTTGCGCCCTCCTTGCCGATCTTGTGCGGGGTTGCGTCCCAGAAGGCGGCAAAGTCTGTTCTGTCGCTGTCTGGCATTGGCTGTCCGCAGTGTGGGCAGGTGCATCCGAATAGGTCAGACATTGAAAAGCTCCTGAGTTTCTGGCGTTTCCGTCTTAATGTTTCGAGCCTTTTTCATCTCCTTAAAACGCTTCCATGCCTCAGACTTTGGCTGCGACTGGCCCAACCCCTTGCACCAGTAATCATTCCTCAAAAGGCACTTCGCCATGCGCCGCCATGATGGTGCCCACTGCTTTGCTTCAAGTTGCGGCGGAGCCTCTTGTGGAATTTCATCATATCCGCGCCGATGCCATCCGACTATAAACTTTTTGAACCGCTCAACGTAGTGATCCCGCGTTTGCGGCGGCAATGTGCGCAGAAGCATGTTGGTGAAACTCTGCCAAGTGTGCCCTTCTGGCAAGGTAACTTTGTTATATCCATTGATATTGCCGGTTTCCTGAACATACAGCGATCCGCTGTTAGCTCCGTTTACGCGGGCAACCAGTTTGAACCATGTTTCAGGCTCAAGGATGTGATATAGCCAAAGCCCGCGCCTCTGGTCATCTCCAAATGGCTGGCACAATCGCTGATCATTGAGAGGAACTCCTGCCATCTGCATCTTGTCGTAAATCTGATTATGAGGCTTGTCAGGGTGAACGGCATAAAACCGCCATATGTCTTCCGTCAGCCAATCATAAATTGGATATACGTTGTAAACCTTATCAACTATTTTTGTTGTCCAGCGCCACCCTTTCAACATCAAGTCTCGTTTTTCCCAAGTGGCAATTGCGCAGTAACGATGAAGGCTTTCTTGCGCTCGAATGCCGATGAAGCCCGCTGTTTTCTTGCCTTGCCCATACCACTGGCCAAACATGACAATGAACTCTTCAAACTCGATCCCATCAGCCATATCGTCATAAAGAAAAGGATAATCGGCCTGGGTCTTGCACCCGTGCGGCATTGGCCTAATCCAATCCGCCTCACGCTCTGGGTCCCAAGCTATCCACTGAGGCTCATAGTTCGTCAGCGCGTTGCGCAACCGCATCGGAACGCAAATCCAGTGAGGATCAATGTTCTCGCGGTACATATGGAACATTTCTTTCGCGTGCTTGATAGTGTCGGCATATTGCGCTTCCATGTCGATATACATCACACCGACCCTGACGTTGCGGCGCTGCGCCTCCTCCATCACAAGGTGAAACATCACGCTGCTATCCTTGCCTCCTGAAAACGCCAGATAAACGCGCTCAACCTCGTCAAATGTCGCCTTAATCCGATCACGCGCGGCCTGCAAAACGCTTTGATCTGTGTATCTCTTGCCACCCATCATGCACCTCAGTAAATATCAGATTGACGATTAGGATTAGCGTCTGACATAGACACTTCATCCCGGCCATTGCTGCGCATCCAGTCATTAAGCGCGCGCAATGCAGCCTCATCAGCCGCAAGCTGTTGATCCTCAGTCAGAAGCCCATAGCCCCCGCGAAACTCGGACGGGATGCCGTGCTTGTAGCAAAGCGCTGCCTGCCCAAGCCAAGCAATCCGGTTCATAGCGCAATTGGTCAAATAGTGCTCACAGGAATGCTTCCATTCCGTAACGACATGCCCAAGAATGCGCTCAAACTCTGAAATATCGGTCAACAGTTCGCGGTAGTATGCTCGGCAATGATCCGCTGTCATGCCCTTTGGCGGCTTAGTCTCGTAAAAGCCAGCCTCAACGCACTCCCACTTGTCGAAGGTATGGAAAACCCGGCCATCGTCATTTGTGTTGGCGGTCTGCACCTGAATTTCTTGCCCCTCATAATCGCTGCGAACACCTGACAAATCCTCAAAATCCTCTGGGGATATATGGCCTTGCGGCTCCCAAGCCTTGGAAAAGTCCTGGTCTGAAAAGATTTCGGAAAGCCCGGTGATCTGGCATAGGCGCAAAACCTCGTCTTGATCCATGCCAAGCTCCTTGCAAATCTTCGCATCCGTCCAGTTACGACGCTTCAACTCGATCACCATGTCTGACATGGCCTCAACCTTGTGCTTGCCTCGCGCCCGATTGTGGCGAACAGTTGATGCCATGCGGTGATTGCGGTCAACCTGCTCCGCCCTGATCTGCACAACTGGCAGATAATCATGCACAAGCGCGTTCACATCCTGACATTCCTTGCCGACACGGTGCCGGTGAAAACCGTCCACGACGACAATGGTTCCCTCCTCTTCGTTGCCGACAATCGGTTGCGTGTAACCATCAGCGCGAATTGAAGTCCGCAAAAGCTCCATTTCAGGCGGAGCAACACTGTTCGGGTTGTAATCGTTTGCAGTAACGCCACTTGACGGCACCCACCGAACGAAATCCACAGGCTGCGCGGCAAAAGGGCTTGCCTTGTGAAGCTTTTCCCGAACGGCGTTAAGGCTCTCAACCTTACTTGCCGTATCCATGTCCGAAATATGCGCCACAAGCTGATCCGCTATTGCCAAAATGTAGCTCGGAACCCTGATTTCCTGCGGTTCTGCCACAAGGCTAAGTTGCTCCATTCTTCCCTCCTAATGTCATGTCGTGGCCACTCTGCGCGATTTTTATTCTTTCATCAAGTCACGTTTTTTGTAACATTTCCTTGCGTTGGGCATAGTTCCGTTTTCCGCTCGGGTTGACCCCATAAGGATCAAAGCGACCTGCCCGCCCACATGCTTTGTATCAACGCGCTATCCGTTTTAAGGCACGAACCCACACCCGACCGCCAAACCGCTGGCAAACGTCAACCCATATGCGCGCTTCTGTCTGGGAGCGTAGGAACTGCACCAGATCGGCCCGGAAACCCTTTCGCGCCCCGTAGGTCGCACAGGTAAAGAAGCCCAAAGCATCTGGATTATTCGGGAAATCCAGCAAATCCGCACCCATTTCCTTGAAAATGGTCAAAAATCAGGCTGGTTTCACTTGAAGCGCGCCCACAATATGTGGTATATCTTCGCCGCGACACGCGGAAACCTGCCAAAGTTTCGTGTCGCCAAGGCGGCGGTTGAGTGTAGGCACTCCCGCCGCCGCTTTCTTTTCTAAGCCATGGAGTGCGGAAAAATCAAGCCCAACGTTCTGCAAAGTTGCAAAGTCGGTTTGCAAACCCTACCCCACCGGCTTGATATGCACCAAGACGCAGCCTCCAAGCGTCTTTTCGCCACGCTGCAATAACTCAGAACGCCAATCGCCATCATCCACCGCGATAGCCTCGGCCACGGCGTCCAGTCCCTGCTTGCATCGCGCCCGCATGTTGTCGAGATCGTAGCGGCGCAAAGAAGGCGGGCAGAACGTGATTTCCACGTCAACAGCATCGCAGCCCATGGGCCGAATGTTGCGGGCCTTGCACTCCCAAGCGCAGGCGGTCTTGTATTTCTTCGCGGCGCTGGCCTTCTTTCGCCAATCTCCTTGCCGCCCCGCGTTCGGGCTTGTCTTTGCCGGGGGCCATGGAAGGCGGATCAGGTATTCAGTCATTCGGTGCATTCCCCGTGATCTGCTTGGCAAAGAGCGCCTTCGGTATCGAATATCCAATCGCCTTGTCGTTCAACAAATGAACGCAATTCAGCGCGGGTGTATTCTTTGCGGAAACGCGATCCGTCAGGCGATGATGTAAGGTCTGACGCGATAGCTTCCATTTGTTCCCATGCGCGGTGACGCTCTGGATAATCACGACATAAAGCTGCAAGCTGCGCCTCGGATTTAAGAAAACACCCGTCGCAGTTCCCGAGCCCGGCGGGAATGCGCAAATTGAAAGGCTGGCCAATCCACCAGCGCAGTATTTCTGGCTTTGTCACTCCTGCATCAAACAGCGGAAACCATCGTGTAACCCGCTTGTCTGTTGACGGCTTTACCCTTTGCGGTTCATCGGCCCGATAGCCGATTGCATTGCTCCACTCTGCCCACCCCTGCGAGATCAGGAAGCGTCGCGCCGGAAGGTATTTTAAATGCTCCGTGCAAAACCTTTTTGATTGATCTGGGCAGGCTTTTTTGCGTCGGATAAGCGCATTGAAAGGCTCCCCATCCCGGCTTGCCGAGTTGTGGCTTACCACATTGAACAGCGGCCCGGTTCGCACCGGAGCATCCTCGACCCACCAAATCTTGACACCCCACCGATCACCGCACTCTTGCACGAAATCAAGAGTTTCTGGCATTTCGCGGCCTGTATTGGTAAACACAACGCGCGCCCGATCAGGCAATCCGCCGTTCGCCTCAAGTATCTGATGCAGCATATAGGCAGACGTGCGCCCGCCGCTAAACGCGATCTGAACGTTTCCTTCTGGCAGGATGTAATGGTTCACCGCCCCAACTTCACTTTCATAAGCTCGTGCGTTGCCTCCCGCACCGCGTCAGTTGCCGCGTGAATGGCGCGGGTATCCCGGCGGGCCTCAGCATCCGCCAGACGGTCTAGCGCCTCCTGACGGGCTGTCTCAGCGCCCACATGACGCAATAGGCGGTCAAGGCGGGCCTTGCGGCGGAATGGGTTAAGCATGGTCTTCCTCCAATGTCAGCCGCATATAAGCGGCAAGGTTTCGTATGTGTATCGCATAGACACCGCGCGACGGGTGATCTGCCATTTCCGCAACTTCCGGGCCTAGCGCCTTGGCCAGCGCGTTGACCTGCGCAACCGTGGTGCAGGCGCGGAACATGTCCTTGATTTCGTCGGCTCGCTTGTACATGGCCGCATATTGCCCGTTGCTAGTGGCCACGTCAAGGCGATATTTGCGCTTGCATAGTGGCCACGTGGCGCGTATGGTGGCGGGGTGATATATGGAGGAAAGCGAATGACGCGCAACCCGACACCTTGTGAAATACACAACGCATTTGTTGAGATCGTCTGTAAGCATAACCGCGACAACCCAGATGATCCGTCGCACGTCTTTACCTTCCGCTGGCTGCGCGAAGCTGAAAAGGCGGCGCGTGAAAAGATCAATGAAAGGTAAAACACATGAGCAACCTTGAGATATGGGGTCGGTTTGCAGACATTGACCCGAAATTCACCAAGCCGATCACCGGCAAGCCTTACAAGGGTACGTCTCCAAATCCGCAATACGTCATTCGGTGTTTGACTGATATTTTCGGTCCGGTTGGGCAGGGCTTTGGGTGGGAGGTGGTCCGCGAAGAATTCACGCCTCTTGGCGACGAGGTTCTGCACTGGTGTCGTATCCGCTTTTGGCATGGCAAGCGTGAGAATTGCTTTGAAAGCTATGGTCAAACCAAGGCGTTGATGAAGACGAGAAACGGCATGATGTCAGATGAAGACGCGCCGAAGAAAAGTCTGACCGACGCCATTATCAAGGCATCATCGCAGCTTGGCATTGCAGCTAACATTTTTCTGGGCCGTTGGGATGACCAAAAGTATGTTCAACAAGTCAACAGCGAGTACCGCAAAGAAGACGCGAAGCAAAAGCCGTCTGGCCCGCCGCAGGAAGCCATTGACACCGCCAAGACCAGCTTGGCTGGGGCCGATAGCCTAGATCAACTCAAAGCAATATGGTCTGACCTTCCCAAGCAAGTGCAGATTGTGCCTGACGTGATCCAGTCCAAGGACGCGCGCAAGGCCGAACTGCAAGCCGACGACGAACATGACAAGGCGGTGAAGAACGCTGACCTTGCCGACGAATTGCCATACTAATCAAGAGGAACACGACATGGCAAACCCTGCACCAATTGGCCACAATTCGCCCCCAGATCCGATTGACGAAGCACTAGCGCCATACGGTGACGCCATCAGCGAAGCCGAAAACTGGCTGGATGGAACGCCCGTCGAAAACGAAGACCAGATGAAGGCTGTGGATGCGGTGATTAAGGAAATCCGCGCGGCCAAGTCTGATCTGGCCAAGGCGAAAAAATCCGCAACCGCTCCGCTGCATGACGCATGGAAGGCCGAGATTGCCCGGTGGAAGCCGACCGAAGACGACATTGAACGGCGGTTGAAAGGGCTTGCCGCCGTTGTCGATCCGTTTAAGCGCAAGCTGGCGGCGCAAAAGGAAGCGGCCAAGCGGGCGGCATACGAGGAAGCCCGCCGCAAGGAACGTGAAGCGGAGGAAGCTGCAAGGAAGGCGGATGTTTCGGACTATGAAGCCGCGACCGAAGCCGCCCGCCTGCAATCGGAAGCCATCGCCGCCAAGAAGGCCGCAAGCGCCGCGAACAAGGACACGGTCAAGGGCCTGCGCACGGTTACGAGATACGCCATCGAAGACCACCGCGCGGCGTTGCACTGGATTGCCGCAAATGATCGGGATGCAGTCACCGCGTTCATTGAGGAATATGTCAGGCGCAATCACAAGGCCGCAGAAATCGGCGGCGTGAAGGTCTGGCAGGAAAAGGAAGCATATTGACCACCCGCGTCATAAGAACGCCGGAAGACGCTGACAAGCTGGCCGCTCAAATCAAGGCGCGCGGCCAGTTTCCTTGCACTGTGACCGTGACAAAGGGCGAACCACGCCGATCACGCCAGAACCGGCTGGCTCAACGCTGGAACACCGATATTGCTATCCAGATGGGTGACATGACCCACGAGGACGCGCGGGCCTATAACAAGCTTCACTTTGGCGTTCCGATCTTACGAGCCGAAAACGAGGCGTTCCGGCTGTCCTATGACCGGGTGATGAAACACCTGCCATATGAGGACAAGCTGGAAGCCGTGAAAGCGTTTGATCTGCCAGTGACCCGGTTGATGACCGTTAAACAGCAAACCGCATACATGGACGCGGTTTCGCAGCACTGGACGCCGCAGGGCGTTCGGCTAACCCACCCCGATGATCTGAAGTACCAGGAAGAATTCCAGTGAAACGCAGCCCGCTCAAGCGCAAGACGCCATCTGCGTTGACGCCTTTTGTGTTGATATGTATAAATGTGGGGCGGCGATGCGCCAACATCCCGCCCCATGACCAGCGTCTTGACAAAGGAAAAACGCCGATGACAAAAGATATACTATCACCTGAATTGTTGCGCAAGTTGGTGCGATACGAGCCGAGCACTGGAATGTTGTTTTGGCTTAAAAGGTCACCCCACGACTTTACGGACGGAAAGCATCCTAAGGAAAATATTTGCGCGGCATGGAATGCGCGTTTCGCAGGACGGGAAGCTTTTTCCGTTGACGACGGCAATGGATACAAGCATGGCAAGATAGGAGGAAAGCACCTCAAGGCACATCGCGTTGCTTGGGTTGTTCACTACGGCAAATGGCCAGAGGATCAAATTGATCACATAAACGGCAACAGGTCCGACAATCGAATTGAAAATTTGCGTGAAGTGAGCAATTCCGGAAACCAACGCAACAAGAGCGCGCGCTCTGATAACAAAAGCGGATATTGTGGCGTGTATTGGTGTAAAACTTACGGGAAATGGGTGGCTTCTGCTAGGTTAAACGGTCGCCAAAAATACATTGGTAGTTTTCGGGACTTGCAAGACGCCGCAACTGCTCGCGCCGAATTTAACAAGAAAAACGGCTTTACCGAAAGGCATGGACGCCGAAATCGGTCAGAATCATGAGGCGCACACCAATCATGCGTAAATCCGTTCTAAAACCTGTCAGCGCCAAAAAGCGGGCGCACAAGGCCGCAGAGAGGGCGCAGGGGGCATGGGAACACATGGCGAGGGTCAAGGCCCTGCCGTGTGTCGCCTGCGGTGCGCCGCCGCCCTCACAAGCGCACCACGTCACCGGTGATAAGCAGCCCCGATCTGACTGGCGCGTTATCCCGCTATGCTATGACTGCCACCAAGGGCCTAACGGCTATCACGCCGCAAAGCGTTCATGGGTTGCGCGGCATGGCCCGGACTTCGAGTTGCTGCCGGTCGTCGCCAAGATGCTGGACATAAAAAAACCGGGGCGCTAGGCCCCGGCAGTTTGCCGCGCACATGACCAGGCGCGGCGGCAGTAGCCAACTAAAACGGCGGGTCAGGCTGTTCCTTAGTCGGGCCGGTCCACAGATTACCGGTCGCAGGCTTGTCGCGGTTGTGGCGTTGCAATAGCGCAGGCGAAGGCCAGCCCCATTTCGTAAGGTTCGCCTCGTCGCCGGAGTTTGGTTCTCCGGGAACAATGTCAGGATGCCACAGGTCACGCATGATTTTCCATTTCCGCTTCTAGAATTGCGTAGCCAATCATTTCGGGAATTTGGGGGACTAACGAATTGCGCGTTATGTCAGTTCTGTCCACGCTTCTGGCATTCCCATCATCCATTCCTCGAAGGCGGGCGAATGCGTCTTGCCAATGCTCGTCCCACGCCATGGATTGCTCGACCCGCCCCATTCGTCCAAACGCCCTGACACATGGTTCTTGCCGTGGTTGCTGGTCCCTGATGGGGTCGGCAACAATCCAGACGCGATCCCTCTGGTGTGGGGCACCAACGGCGGACGCTGGTATGCAATGCCATTCCGCGTCATACCCGACCGAGGCCAAGGCCCCGAGAACCGCGCCCATCCCTCGATTAAGCAGCGCTGCCACGTTCTCCAACAACAGTTTGGGCCGTCCCACCAGGCGAGAGGCTCGAAGCACAGCCCAGAAGAGAGACGAATTGTCTCCGGTAAGTCCGGCGCCCTTTCCAGCGTGTGAAATGTCTTGACAGGGAAAGCCCGCCGTAACCACGTCCACGGGTTCAAAGCGTCGAAACTGTGCATTCCACACATCCTTGCAAATTGGCACATCCGGCCAATGTCTCTCCAAAACGCGGCGGGGATATTCTTCAATCTCGCAGAATGCGATAGTCTCAAACCCTCCCGTGCGTTCCAGCCCGAGAGAAAACATCCCAGCGCCGCTAAACAAATCAAGGACACGCAGCTTTTTCACCGGCCTGCCCTCTCGGCCTTCGCAGCCATCAGCGCCGCGACCAGCGGGGAATTTGGTTCTGGCGGGGCGACGGTCATGCGTCCACCTTTTCGGGCAGGTTCTCAAGAATGCCCTCAAGAATGGTCAGGCCGCGAGGCTTGCGGATGCGGTAGCGGATGACCTTGCTAAAGTTGTAATCGCCCGTTGAGTTGAACTTTCTATAGTAGGACCAATCCCACGCACAAAGCGCCTCTGCGCGCGGGTTTTTAGCCATGCCTATTTGGCCCTGATCTTCACCGAAGCAATCAACCGCCTCGACCTCAACAGTCACACATATAAGGCGCTCAGGAAACCCGAGCCCATCATGTTCAATCCACGGCCCCCATTCTTCGCTCATTCCCCCGCCTCCTGCTTTTCCGTGCGCTTTGCCAGCCGATCCAGAACCGCCCGAACATACGCGCTTGCAGTTGTGCCGCGCTTTGCCGCCGCATTGTGCCAGCGGTCGAGTTCCTCGCGCGTGGCTTTCATCTTGAATTGTTTGTCTCGTGCCATGGTCGCTCCTGTTTTCGGTAGCATACTTGCGGCGAGTGGCCACGTCAACCGCATTTTGCCGCTTGACACGTGGCCACCATGGAGATAGGTTGAGGCATACCGCACTACGCGGATAGATGGAGGATAGAAGATGACCCAGATCACCGAAACCACGCAAACCACGCATTACGCGGAGATTGTGACGCTGACCGGTGCGCCTTTGCGTGAATTGCAAGCCCGCGCGCATGAAATCTGGGCCGCGCGTGACGGGTTCCGCTGGCGCTACTTTCTGAGCCAGATCGACGGTGCGCCCAAAATCCAGATGGAATTCTCAAAAGGATACGAAGCATGAGTATGATAGCCCACATCCACCGCGCTACGAAGGTTGAAGCAAAATCAGCGGGGCAGGGGATTTATTGGATTTCGTTCGAAGACGAGGCAAAGGACAATCGAGCCGTGATCTTCTGCGACAACTTTGAAGTTGCCAAGGCTACCGCCGACGCATTCAATGACGCCATGGCCTACAGTGGCGCGAAAGACGAGGCGGATCATGAGCCTGCTTGACGACATGAACGCCCTAGAGCGTCATTGCCGCCGGGGCGGAACCGCGCAAGGCTGGTTCAACGGCACGGAAAAGCCGATCCCGCCCGACGCCCGCGATGAACCGATTGACCGCAGCGCCAACATGAAACCGGGCCACGCTTGGGAACAGGTGCGCGGGGACTGACAGCATAGCCTGCGCGCCCGTTTCGCGCGGCTTACCCGGCGGGGGCGACCTCCTCCCCGTCCTCGCCGGGACCAAACATAGGAGAATGAGACGATGGCACGATCAACAGTGGACTGGAACTATGACCGCATCCACACCGCACAGGCGCAAATCACAGACTGCCAAAACGACATGATGCGATGCTTGTATCGCGGCGAGGTAAGCGACGTTGTGCGAGAGCGCATGTGTCAGCGCCTACGTGACGCCACTGACGATATTCAGAGGTTGAAACTATGTCACGAGCCGGGACAATGAACCCCCTTCGCCGCTACATCCGCCCCGCCCCGATCCGCGCCAGCCGAGATGACCTTGGCGTTGCCGTGTTCTGCGTCCTCGCAATTCTGGCCCTGTTGGCCGCAAACTATGGAGTGATTTGATGACTGACAAAACACAAAAGAACGGCGGGCCAGCGTATCCCACATACTACCACCCGACCGAAGGTTTTGACCGTGAAGGCATGACCCTGCGCGACTGGTTCGCAGGGCAGGCACTTGGGGGGATTTTGGCAGGGTACCACGCCAATCCTAATATGGGCGGTGTTTCCCCGCCAATGTGGGCAGAAGATGCCTACCAATATGCCGACGCCATGCTTGCACAGAGGGAGAAGTCCAATGACTGACCTAACACCGGAAGCCGTGGAGGGGAAGTGATGTTCACCCGCCGCAAAATATCGCCAGAGTGGCAGGCCATCACGTCCGCTCAGGCCGCGCAGATCAGCGAGGCCCGCGCCAGCCGTGCAGCCGCCATTGAGGCGCTGAAAAACGCTGTTTGCCACCTTGAGATAGACGAAGCGTTTGACCTTCTGACAGCCCACTATGCGGGCCGTGTGGACCCGCAGACGCTTCACGCTGTCATCCAGCGCCATGAACGCGCCGCCGACGCTCTGCGCACGGAAACCGACCGCCTGGACGGTGCCGAGGCATTGGCGCGTCGGTCTTGGGATATTGGATAGCCGATCACTCACGGACGGCTGCCCCCGGCGTATCATTTGCACGGTTGCCGGGGGAACTTACACAAGGAAGGAAGGAAAGACTATGAGCATTGAAAAGCTGACGACACTTTTGGAACTGCTGCGTGATGACGCGCCAGCGCCGACCCCGACCGACCACCCAGCGCCGACCCCGACCGACCACCCAGCGGCGCAAATGATCGGGAAGTTCGTCATCATCCGCAGCCGCGATAGCGGCGTCCATGCCGGAACGCTGGTTTCTGTGCAGGATCGCACCGTTCGCCTTACCGGATCGCGTCGGCTCTGGCATTGGAAAGCCGCGAAAGGCCACACTCTGAGTGGTGTGGCGCTGCACGGGCTGGCCGCGTCTGGAAGCAAGATCGCCGGAGAGGTGTCGGAAATCTGCATTCTCGACGCCTGCGAAATCCTGCCGACGACCGCCGCTGCTGGTCAGTCCATCCTTGGAGAGCCAGAATATGAACCTTCCTGATGTGATCAAACTCACGCCAGAAACGTTCGCAGAAAATGGCGATGGCGATGGCGATGGCTATGGCTATGGCTATGGCTATGGCTCTGGCGATGGCGATGGCGATGGCGATGGCTATGGCTATGGCTATGGCTATGGCTCTGGCGATGGCGATGGCTATGGCGATGGCTATGGCTCTGGCTCTGGCTATGGCTCTGGCTATGGCGATGGCTCTGGTGATGGCGATGGCGATGGCGATGGCTAATCAATAACCCGCCCGATCCCCCAGACGGACGGGTTCCCCGCCGCCGGATACCGAGACACGAAGGCGGCGGGACCAACATAGGAGAGAGACATGACCGACCGAGACAAGCTGAAAATTGTGAGGTAAACCAATGACCGACAACATCTACGAAACCGAGAGCCACCACACGCCCGAGAGCCGAGACCGTGACGCGCGGTTCGTGGGGCATGAGGTGGGGCCGGATCGACTTGGAGGCATGTCGTTCGACGCGGCTATCCCGGTGCTGACCGCACTTCGGAAATCGCTGTATTCCGAGGGCGCGAAACGAAACTCGGAAGTGATCGCGCTCAACACGGTTCTGCACATGATGCCCCACCTGCTTGCCGAGCGTGACGCGCTGGTTGATGAGGCCGAAGGCGCTGCCGCCATCATCGCCGCAGAGCGCGCCGAGGTGATGAAGCTGAGGGGACAGTTGGCCGCGCTGTCACTGCGCCATGAAAGGGCACTTCTGCAAGGGGCGGAGAACAAAAACAAGCTGGAGAAGGTGGGACAAGCTCTGCACGAAATCCAAGCTGGTGATATGTCACCATACGAAGCCATAGACATGATCCGCGCCGCCCCAAAAGGAGACAGCCATGACTGACGCACCAACCGGATCGAACTCCGACGAGTGGGCGCTGTTTCTCAGCGAATGGGGGACCGCCTATTGCGCCGTGCGGATTGCCGAGGCCATCGCAGCCGCCGAGAAGCGGGGTTATGCGCGGGGGATCGAGGCGGCGACAAGTATTTGCGCAAGCGCATTCGCAGAGCACATGACGGCATTAATATTAGGTGACGAGGATAACTCAAGGAACCGTGAGAGCGCCGCCAACATGGCGGAAAAACTTCTCCACGCCATCCGCGCCCTCTCCCCCACGCCGCCTGACCCGGTGGCAGAGGCGGCGACAGTACTGCTAGATAGATGGCTTTCTGGAGCATTTGAGGACGGCGCAGATGCCGCTGCTGATGATGCCATCACAGATCAATGGGCGCACGTTGACAGAACGTATCCAGATGCGTCCCCAATCATCGAGGCGTGGCTCCGCGCCCTCGCAGAACAGGAGAAGACAGATGACCAGTGACGCACCCGAACTGCTGCCATGCCCGTTTTGTGGTGGTGAGGCACTCACAACCAGAATGCAGTTTGGTCTTGAGTATGCTGTAGGCTGCACTGATTGCGATATGGCAGGTAGTGCTGGATATGCCACCGCAGAACTTGCCTCTTCGGCATGGAACACCCGCACCGACCAACAGACCCTCGACGCCGCCCGCGAGGAAGGGCGTAGGGCGGGGTTGGAGGAGGCTACCGAAATCGCGCAACGACATGAGGACCATGAGGGGCTTGACAAAGACGGCAACCCATACGTGTCGGAGGAAACTCACTTGTTTGGGGCGTCTGTCGCATACGAGATTAAGCAGGAAATCCGCGCCCTAGCACAGAAGGAGGGGGAGTGATGGTTGGCGGCTGGATAATTGAGATAATCGAAAGCGATATTCAGGGCGAGACGCAGATAACTTGCGTAGATCGATATGGAGACGAGCGCTGCGTCATCGTGGAAACTGCACCGGCGATGCCCTTGGTGGGCGATGAAATCTGGTGGCAGTCTGGAAAAGTTTATTGGGATAAAGACCGTCGCACACTTCGAAAGATCGGAAACGCCTTCGACCCCCAAAGGGTAGTCAACAAACACCCGCCTGAGCCGGGGCCGCGCATCTCTTCCACCCCGCCGCGCGATGGTGTAGAGTAGGGGCCTGACCGCCGTTGGCCCGTGGCGGTATACAAGTCCTTCGGGGGTGGGATGCTCTGGGTCCATACCGGGGCGCGCTAACGGGCTGCCAACATAGCCGCTTTCCGGCTATCCTGAGACTTGCGGGGAAACCTCGGAACATCCATAGGTTACGATCATTTCGCCAGAGTATCCAGTAGACATTCGGAACTCATATTCGGCCACCAGCGTCAGTTCTGCGCCTTCCAGCGCGCATTCCCCAAACATCATAGCATCACCAACGCCAGCCGCCACACAGAACGCCCCGTCAGCGCCGATAGCACATAAGTAGAGGGTCAGGGCGTAGAAGGTCACTTGCCAGCCTCAAGCGCCGCCTCGTAGCCTGTCAGGATCGCGTCAATAGCCATGATACGGCCATTTGAGCAATCCAGCGCTTCAACGTGATCGGTCAGGATCAGCGCCACGTCGCGCAGCGTGTCATATTCCCGCGCCTGGACCTCGCAAGGCTGGCGCAACTCACTCGGGACCGTTGGCCCCACCAATTCCGTCTGTGCCGAACAGCCGGTCAAGATAATCGCGCAGAAAGTCAGGCAAGTCTTGGTCATCGCCACCCTCCAAGAGTGTTTCGCGCAGGGCGTCATATTCAGCGGCCCGCGCCGCGTTCGCTTCATTCTCAGCCGCCAAGATGATTGCCGCCGCCCGTTCAGCTTCCAGCGTCCGTTCCAGCGCGTCAACGGCCCGCTCAGCGGCGATAGCGCGTTCTGTGGCTCGTTCCGCCTTCTTGCCCTGATAGCCGCCCCACACGCCCGCCCCTGCGGCCACAAGGGTCAAGACGCCCGCGACCTTCCAGCCAAGGCCGAACATCACAGACCGCCCACCAGCGACCCATAGCGCGCCCTCGCGTTGAAGCCGGGGCAAGCCTTGTTCGCGTATTGACTGTGGCCGGTGATCTTGCGGATTTCGGTCAGCTCGCCAAGCTCTTTGAGATACTGGCGCAACGCCGCGTCTTGCTTGTGCGTGAAGTGGTCAAAGAAGTCGTCGTCTTTCGCCGCGCCGTGGCCCCCGATCAGGCAAATGCCAACCGTGCCGCGATTGTGGCCCTTGACGTGTGCGCCGTATTCATACAGCGACCGCCCGATTGCTACCTGACCTTCACGCCCGATGACGCGGTGATAGCCAATGTCCCGCCACCCCCGATCCTCCATGTGCCAGCGCCGGATTTCCTTGACCTGTTCGTCAAACGGCAATTCAGCAAACCAGCCCGTTAGCCGCGTGGCCGCACAGTGAATGATGACTTCATGGACCGGTGTCCGGCCCGAGCCTTGATAGATCATTTCTCCCGATCCTTCTTCCTAAGTGCCCAAAGATGTAATTCCGCCGCCACCGCGCCGCTGCCTTTTGCAATCACGTCTGTATAATCGCCCCAAAAGCGCAGCATTTGCACCGACCACACCCGCAGATATTCGACTGTGATTTGCCCCCAAACCTGCCAGTAGACCGTGTTGAAAACAGCGCCGAAGAAACCGAGAAAGATGGCGAAGCCAAGAATGCCAGCCGCAGTCTGCCGCCAATCGCCACGCGGCCTATAGGCCCACATGACACGGCAACCGCTGACCATCAGGGCAACGCCGCTGAGGAACGAAATCCAATCACCCATCATCTTTTTGCACCGTGCGCGCGACCGTTTCGCGCAATAGCCGTTCACGCATATCGCGCAACTGCTGCTTGAGGTCGTCGTTCTGCCGCTCTTGCGATGTGAGCGGGTCCACCTTTTCCGGCTTGCTTTTGAACGGCCAAATCATTGACCAGCCCCCCGCGTCAGCATCTGCACAGCCGAGATCGTCTCTTTGAGTTCGCGCGAATGCTCCCTCTCCCGTTCCATCTGCGCCTCGTACCGGGAAAAGATTTTCTTTACCGCCCACGCCAGCGCCACGGCCTGCGCCACGATAACCACCGCCGACAACCCGCCGCCCATTTGCTCGATGACTTGGTTCCAGTCCATTACCGGTGCCCTCGAAAAACAGATACGCCATCCAGTGCCTTAACCCGGCGCTCCAAGGCGGTAACTCGGTCTCTTGTGCGCTCATGTTCCGTCACCATCGTATCCAGTAGTTGCATCGTTTCCGGTACAGGCAGGCCACCCGCGCGCAAGACCATGATCCCCGCGCCAATGAACAGCCCGACCGGAAAGGCCACCAGCGCCACCGCCCATAGCGTTTGCACAAGGTTAAACATGCCGTGCCCCCAGCGCCGCCCGAACGTCCCGCCAGCCCATGCGAACCATCGGCACCACGAAAAGCGGCGTGGTCAGCGAGTAGACAAAAATCATCTGAACCGTGTTTGCCCACAGGCCAGCGATGCCAAAGGCGAAAACCGTGGTCGCCACCGTCACCCACCCGGTAAAGCGCAGCACCGCGCGCAGGGCCTCGGGCCAGTCGCGCATATAAACGCCCAGAAGCACAAGAAACGCGCCCACGCATGGCGGGCCAACCCACTGTTCTGCGCGCAGCGCCATGATGACCGGGCCAAAAGCGTCGTCAACAGGCGGACTATCCAGCACCACCGCCGCCAGCCACATGAGCATGAGCGGTACGAAATGCACCAAGGCAAGCAGCGCCTGTTCTCCGGCCCTATGCACCATCGGCCCGCCTCAGATAGCCCGCCGCCAGATACCCGGCCATCGGCACCAGAAGCCACAGGTTCGCCGCTGCAAAGGCACCCAGACAGACAAACGCCCAATCCTGCAACCCGTCCCAATCGTCGCCGCCAAACCGCCGCCACTGGACAATTTCCCAAACGGCATAGCCAAGCGCTACCGGCCACCACGCGCCAAGCGCCCACGCCAGCAGCATCCCAACGCCAGCATGACCAGCCTGATTGCGCGCGAACGCAAGCGGCTGGCCCTCAAAGCTGGACGGTGTGCGGAGGAAGTCAGTCAGCCTCATGCCAACGTCACCGTGCCAGAGCGAACAACACCATCGCTACCTTTCGCTTTGATTGTCAGAGTGGTGTTGCTGGTCAGTTCGAACACAACGTCGCCGTTACTAACGGGCGTTACAGATGATCCGGGAGCAAAGCCAATTTCCCCCGCAAAATGTGCAAGGTAGTCAGGATCGCCTGTCCCGACACCAAAATTGCCAGCCTCATCAAAACAAGCGACCTCTACCATTGCCTCTGTCGTTCCGGGGTTAAGTGGCGTCGCAAAGAAAGCCAGCCCCATAGCCCCGTCGCTATCACCTGAATAGGTTTCACGGGCAACGCCAGCCATGGCCGCGCCGACCTTCGGATTGGTCGTGGTTAGGCTATCATCGGTCGAACCAAACATCACGGCAGGCGTGTACTTCAGCGTCGCGTTCATTCCGCCCGCCGTCAGTAGCAGGCCACCGTTTGCGCTGCGCCCCGTTAATGTCTCCTCCCCCAAACTTGTGGCATCGACCCAAATCGTCGGGTCATCTTTTTGAACGCGCAGTTCTTCCGACAGATCGTTTGTGCCAATAGCAACCTGACCATTGATCTTCACATCCTCTTTGAATGTGTAGGTGCCTGCCGTGGTGATGTTGCCTGCGGTGTTGATGTACCTCGCACCATCGGCAATCCCGAGCGTGATGCTTGTGGCACCCGTGCCGCCGACAATCGTGCATAGCGATCCACTTTCCAAAAGGAACGTCGCCGTTGCATCAACGGTCGCGTTTTCACAAAGCGCTTGGCCACCATTTTCGGCCCAGACAGTCTGAGTTGTCGCACCAGTAAGGTCAGCTCCTTGTGCGTTCACCGTGCCACCACCAGTCACCCGAATAGCAGAAGCGCCGGAGTTGGTCGCATTTGCGTTCACCGCAGAAATCTGACCGTTTTCAAAACACCTGATGCAACTGCCACTTCCGTCGCGTGCGCTGCCCGAAGGGTTCGCCGCTTCGGCGTCCATTACGCCACTGTCAGACACCCGCATCCCGTGACGCCATGCCCTCTGGCTGTCAGAGTTTCGAAAAATGGCCGTCGCGCCGTGGCTGGCCTGTAGCCCGTAATACCCACTGTCGTTGCCTTGGATGCCCTCACCGTAGATCGAAGATCCCGCACCCCAAGCATGTGCCGCAGAGTTGAACACCGGCTGATTGGTGCCGAAGGCCACCTTCGCGGCCCGCGCTGCAAAGTTGAATTCAGCCGATTGCGCGTGGGCCTTTCCGCCTTCATAGCAAACGAGACCGCTGTCGTAACAGTAGTCAACGCCGCACCCCGCATCAACACGGCCTTCTGAGTTTCCTTCGAGCCAATATCCGTTGACGATAGAAACCGGGGCAATGTCTGTTGGTACACTGTTTGCGCCAAGGCCACCAGACGTAGAGCCGGAAAGCTCGTTGCTGCTGTTGAACGCCCCACCGTCGAGCGTTGAAAGAACAAGCTCCGAGACTGACCCGTCCGAAACCGCAACGCCATTCGCGCCGGTCGAAGCCTGCGTTATCGTCTCGCCAGCCACAACAGTAACAGCCCCGGTCAGCGTCAGCGTGATCTGTCCGTTTGCAATGAATTTAGCAGACAGGCGCGGGGCTTGAGCGTCTACCGCCTTGACGAGATCACCTGTGAAAGCTGCAACCGAAACCGTCGCATCGGTGCTGGTGATTTGGTAGCCGGAGTAATTACCATAGGATACGCTGACGCCAGTCGTCGGGGCGTGACCAGTTTCAATGTTCAGGACAATGGCGTCACCTTCAACGGTTTCACCGAGGGCGTCGATTGCGCCCTGAAGCGTGGCGACGTCGGTCGGGATTTGCACGGTTGCCGCCAAGGCAAGGCGAGATTTGTTGGACGCAGAGGCCAAGTATGCAATGAATTCACCAACGTCGCCGTTGAAGTGTTCTGTCGATATTGGAGCAACCGGAACCCAACCGCTCAGGTCAGAAATATCCGTCGCCGTGCTATCCCGAACGACGGAGAAGTCAGGCCACGTCCAGACAGTGCCGTCGGGGATTGCCGACTTTTCACCTGCGCTAAGGGCGTCCCATGCGGCCACCAGCGCCGCGCGGCTTTCAAAATTGCGTTGCGCAGATGCAGAAGCCGCCGCCGCCTCTGCCGCATTCTTGGCGTCAATAGCTTGCTGCAAGACGCTTGGCGTAATTGTGCCGACTGTCTCAGTCAGCGCGCTTTCCAGAGTTTGCGTCGCCTGATCCAAAACCACCATTGTACCAGTCTGCAAAACCTGCACGCTAGTGCTGGCATTGGCGACAATCGCAATCGTGATCGTGTAGGTACCGGGCGTAAGATCGGTCATGGTCAACATGCCGGTTGAGGCATGTGTGGTGAACAGCCGCGCGTTTTTCACCACGCCACCGCCGTCATAGCCTATAAGCGGCTTGCTATAGGTGACGGTGACACTGGCGCTGGTGACCGGGTTACCTTGTGTGTCTGAAATTATTCCCGAAACGGTGGTCATGGTGTGCCCTTATCCTGTTAGGTATTCTCTGTCAGCCGCTTAGGAAGCAGCGCCTGCGCGCAAGGATGATCCGACCCGCAGAAAAACTACCGCTTACAGGCGCAAGGCGTATTTTGCCGATTTTCTGCGCCGTCGTGTCGGTAACCTCGACGTCTGTTGCCGTGCTGCCGCCAGACCCCGCCGCTGCCGCAGTCTCCCAAACAGCCGTCATCGCGTAGTTTTCGAGCCGACAGAACGGCAAGCGCAGCACACCGAACAGAGGTGCGTTCTGGTTCGCGCTGGCCACTCCCGCAGCAGTTGCATAGGCCGCGTCGGTTTCCTTGTAGATTTCGATATTGAATTGCGCCGACGGAGAATTGTTGTGGGCGAGGCCCGAGAAAACCAGCGCATATTCGTAGCCGTCTTCGAAGTTCGGGCTTTCCGCAGAGCTTTGCAGGCCATGCACGGAGAAATCGTAAAACGCGCCGTTGCCGTCACCGACGTTGGCCATGTTGTAGGGATGCCAGCCGGTGGACAGAACGGGAGAGCCTGTTTCACCCGCCGCTGTCGCGTCTAGGTTCTCGTGATACGAAATTGCCTTCGCGCTTGTAAGCGGCTGGCCGGGTAGGTAATCGTTAACATCCCAAGGGGTATAATTAGCCATGTGACGCCACCTGATAAGCTATAATATCACGCTGGGGGTTGGCACGACCGGGAAGCGGCGCATGACGCCATATCAGGTGCACATATTGAGCGGCGGGAGGAACACGCATATCATCAGGGATGGCGCGACCAATACCACTCCGACCATCCCGATAGTGGAACCTCACAACTGTGTCAGGGTCCACAGGGCAATTTCCCCCGCGCCAATCAATCACAGGTCCAAACTGCGGCGGCACAAATTCATTGAATGACATAAGCTGCTGACCCATCTGGCATAGTTCCATCATTTTGCGAAATATAACACGCATTCAACTTCTCTGCATCCGTCGCGTCGCCAAAATCCGGCGCATCATTGGCCATGATAAAGGCTGGACGGTCAAACAGAACAAAAGACTGCGCCATGTACTCATAGACCAAGCCGCGCTCGATCTCTTTAGGCCCCTGGATGATTTCCCATGTCGTCACAAGGGCATTGCCCACCCTGTCCAAATATCGCGCGCTTTCGATCTGCACCACGTCGCCAATCCCAAGACTGGCGTCTTTTGCGGAAACCCGGAAACTGATATAAGTTGGCGTTTCCCGATACCGCTGCAACTGCATTGCCTGAGACAATACAGCATTTGCGTCCGTGCGCATGAGCGGGGAATAGGTCGTCCGCGCCCGCGTCGTCCCGTCCGCAAGAAAACTACCTTCGGCGTCAGCGTCAACGCGAACCCTCACAACCTCAAAATTGGTAGGGTCATTTAAGCTTTCTGTTGGGTCGTTTCTGTCATAGTAGGTGACAATTCTGGTTAACCTGTCATCTGGACGCCGCACAATCTTGACGTCCACCAGATGCTGCGCCTCATTAAGCACAGTCGGAGTTTCAACAGGCTGGCGAAGGGCCTTTATCGGGATTTCCTGTGCTAGGCTATCCCACCACAGGCTAAACATGCCATCGCGCATTGCCATACCACACACCTCTTCAACCGGCCTAGGCTCGATGAATGTGCCGGTTCCTAGAAGCGTCCCTAAATAAGCGCCCCCCTCAGCCTCCCAAGTGGTAGCAAAGGGAATGAGCGCGCTGTCAATCGTTGTGTGGTTTTGCAGGATGTAGTTCACAATCCGATAAAACCGCATGTTTTCGAAGTGCCCCACACGCTGCACCCCGGCGTCATCATTGTGGCTGTCTGCCACCGTGCCAAGTGCCGCCCGAGTGACGCCGCTCAGAACCCACTCCCCCGCGCTGCCGGAATAGCCTGTATACCCAATGATCTCGGAGCCAATGCGCGCATAGCTGGTCGCGGTATTGCCAAAATGGTCGGAAACGTCTTCTTCCTCGCCAAAAACCGTAACGCTGGTGGACGCCTCGTCGATTTCCCCGACCAAACGAAGATCAGTAGCGCGCGGAAACTGCGCCTTTTGACGCAATGCGCGGTGTAGAGGGTCCATGCCCTCGATTGTCCAGCGACCATTGCTAGGAGGTTCGATGTTGATCAGGTCAAAGCGCCGCTGTTCCATTTGCGCAAGCGTCTGACCCTTCTCGCCCCAATAATGGTAAAGCTCCATCTGCGCCGCGCTGTCACCAAGCCAAGCCAAAAGCAGAGAACCAATGCTTGCCCTGATTTCGCGTTCACTCGCGTAGAAGTCGCCAAACTGATTGCGGAACTCAAAATCCGCCAGTGTAATGGATATAGTGCCGCGAAGACCAAACGGGCTTTCACCTTCCCGAATAGCGCCGATGTTGATCCGGCTCTCTTCTGTGCTGACCCCCTCAAGGATCGGGATGCTTGGCCCATACCACTCATTCGCCGTTGGCAAGTCAGCGGTGTAAGGCGCAGGATCGCCCGCACGGTGGAAATACCAACGCAATTCCCCATCCAGATTGAAGGCTGACTTGAAATCGCATGTCGGATAAGATTGCAGGCACTTCACGGACCCGGACGCGCCGCAATCACCAACGCCATAGCGCAGATCACACCTCTTTTGGCGAAGCTCGATTATTTCAACATATTGCGTCATGGGCGCTTATACCCCATGAAATCAAGACTGATCTGCCCCGAAACGGCATGATTGGGGAGTTGTCTGTTGAACCTAGGCCGGTCATTGGCAACGCCATAGGCTACATCGTCCGCATAGCGGCTAGGGCGCGACGCGACAAAGAATGGCCCGGTGTCCCGAACGTGCGCGGTAAATGCGGACCACGAATTGATCCCAGTCTCCTGACGCCATGCCTCGGAAAGATTTGCCACGTCAATAGTAAAGCCAAGTTCTGCGGCCTCAACAGACCGGCCCAGAACCTGCCCCTTGATGGATTGCGCGGTCCTGTATCGCGTCTGCTCACTCTCGCTGATCGGGAGGGCCGTATAGGTGCACTTGCGCGGCAATTCCATGGACAAGCCAGCCTGGAACACCGCAATTTTCGGCGCACTCGTGCCGGTAACAGCAATGCGAACCGCATCCACATCAACCGGCCCGACAAAGAACAAGATCGAACTGTCATCCGCCGGTTCTATGGCCCCAAGGCCGGGAACCGTGGCAAAGCCCGCGCCCGTGTCAATCTGTAAATCCAGTGTTGATCCGGCCAAGTCTAAATCATGGGCGGCAAGGCCGATGTAGTCAATGGATCGCGTCTCGGAAAAAGTCAGCGTCACCGTGACCGTGCTGCTACCAGCCTGCCACTGTGACCACGTTTCGCCGTCATCCATCCAATCCGGATCAGCGCCAGCCGCGCTATTGGTCGCCGTGACTGTCGCGCCCCACTTGTGGAAACAGAAGCGCGGGTGGTCCATCGGGTAGATCGTGCCGACATGGTTTGACGCGATATAGATCATGCGACAATGCGCCCCCCGCGCCCAAGCTGTTCATTGATCGTGTCAATCGTGCTGGTAAATGTTTCCATCGGAATATCGCCGCGCGCGTTTGGCTGAATGTCTAGATATATGCGCGGCCCGCTGCTTTGCGCCGCGCCGCTGCTTACAGCACCACCGCCAGCCGCGCCGCCACCGCCGCCTCCGCCGCCAGAAAGTGAAACTCCATTTATGGCGTTTACAAAGCCAATACCTTTTGCAATGACTGCCGCCGCACTTGCAAAACCAAAAGTGCCGTTTCTCAATTCTCGCGCCGCGCCAGCAATTGTGTCAATCCACGCCATGCCCGCGTTGAACGCCTTAGACGCAGCAAGCAGCCTCCTATTACCCTGCCCCATCGCACCAAGAACTTCACCTATACCGCTGCCCACAGCGCCCACGGTGTTGTTCCATCGCATTTGCTCAATTTGCGCTTCCGCGTCTGCGTATTCTCTGCGCAATTCGGCGCGGCGCTGCAAATATTCTTCCTCTGTCAAAAGCTCCGCCTCACGGGCATCCCGCAGGGTTTCCAAGCCCTCAGCATACCACTCTTCAAGGATTTCGCGCTCGCTCTGAATTCCAGAAAGAAGCGTATCAAGGCGCTGTTGAAGATCGTCCGCACCACCACCGCCACTTGGGATTGTGCTAGGAGGTCCGTCATCACCAGTATCGCCGCCCCCTCCGCCTATGCCTGCTGCGATTTGCACCCTTAGTGCGTACACCGTGCGGCTTGCCGCCGACAATTCTTCACGCCACAAGCGGACGTTTTCCGCTGCGTTTTCGTATTCTTCCGCTATCCCAGGGGCAGAGGGATTGCTTGCAAGACTGTCTTCACCGAAGCCGGAAACAGCCGCAAGGCGAGATGCGGCTAATTCATAGTTTGCTTCTGCCGCCTGCAATGCTAGGCGCGCTTCTTCCTCATATGCGACAGCAAGAGTTAACGCTTCGGCCTGCGCTGTTGGCGTAAGTGAATTATACCCGCCCTCCCCGCCAAGTGATCGGTTTAAAGCCTCTTGGGCAATGCGCGCCGCGTCTGCGGCTGTTTTTTGGGTGTTAAACCCGCGAGACATAGCGACAAGGCCAGCCGTTGCCGCGCTGACAGCGCCCACAAGCAGCGTGATCGGCCCGCCCATGGCGTAGATAGCCACGGAAGCAGCCGTCGCAGCCGCCGTGAATATCTCCACGTTTTGCGTCAGCCAGACGATGCCTTCAACAGCCGCCGTCGAAGCCGTCAGGATGTTGGTCAAGCCTCCCGCAACGGCCTCTAGAAAACCTTCAGACGTAGCGGCGTCAGCAAGCGCCCCGAATGCGTCCGAAAGCCTTTCAATTGCCCGTTGTGCAGCATCCGAACCCAAAAAGCTGCTGAATTGGTCAGCGACAGACTGCAAAGCCGGTGACACTTCTGCCGCAAGGCGCATTTGCAATGCTGAAAATGATGCGCTGATAACGTCTAGCGAATTGTTCGCATCATTGATGCTGGCAATCATGCTTTCGGAAATGATCGCGCCCGACGCGGCGGCGGCTTCCCCAAGTGCCCGCATTTGCGCGCCGTTGTTTCTGAGAAGAGGCAATAGGCGAGTTGATTCGCTCGACATGGCTTCCATGTAGAACGTCATTTCCTGCTGGTTTACGCCCGCCCGTTCAAGGGTGGAAACATAAAGCTGCAAGGCGTCAGGGCCAGAAAGATTGCGGAACTGATCGGCAGTCACACCAACGCGCGGCGCTATGATCTCGAAGAAATCGGCCATTTCCCCCGCGCCGGTTTGCAAGAAGTCGCCAATCCGGTCGTTAACATCCTGCAAAATGTCAGACATGTCGCGCATGTCCAGCCCAACGCGCCGCCCCGCTGCCGCCATGCGCTGCAACTGTACCGGCGATGCGTTTGCCCGCTGCGATAGAATTTCAACCTCGCGCGCTGCCCGAACGCCCGCGATTGACATGGCGGTCAAGCCAGCCGTGACGGTTCCCAATGCAGCACCACCAGCAACAGAAAAATTTCTGACCAGAGTTTGCGTTCGTGTCAGCGCACGTTCAAACCCAGACGTGTCGCCGTTAATCGGGATTGTTACTGGTCGGATCGCCATTTTGTGCTTGCCTGCGCTTTCTTACCTGTTCGCGTAGAGCGGCGCTTTCCTCTCGGATGCTTTGTATGTCGCCCTCTGTCATCCCGCCCGCATAGTCTGTTGGCGCTGTTTCTCGCCTGATCTCGTATTCTAACGCCACCTCAGCAATTGTCATTTGCCAGATTTCGCTAGGCTGAATGCCCCAATTTCGCGCCAGCAAATAAATCGTGTTGAAGTCTAGGTCGTCTTCTTTCGCGTCCTTTTGTTCTTGCCCTGGGGCTGGGCTTCGGGCTTTTTTCCAAGGTCCACCTGCGGCAAAACTGCCGAGACATATGCGGCAAGAAACGAGGAAATTTCCATTTCTGCAACGCTTGGGTCTCGATCATCACCGACCCCAACAAGCCACCCATAGGCTTCGTCCATAGTGTACGGCGCACCGTTATCATTCTTAACACCAGCAACCCCGAGGAACACTTGTAGAGGAACGCACATGTCAACTGGATCAGCGCCGCCGCTCATAGCCTGTTGGGCCAGAACGGCGGTGTTGATGCCAGACGCCTTAACCCGGCGCAAGACCGCCAGACTTGGAACCAAGGTGACGTCCTCGCCGTTAAATTGAAACGTGATCTCGCGGAAAACGTCGCCCATTAGACAACCGCCGCCTTAGTGATGGTGCCAGACGATTGCAGTGTGCCGGAAAACGTGCGTTCACCATTGTGAGGTGCCCCGATCTGAAATCCGGGCTGGAATTGCCAAGTCCCGGTTAGGGTAAACAGCGTGCCGACAGTGACAGTGAACGTGTCCTGCTCACCGGTGAATGCCATGTCAGTCAACGTGTCCGTTTTCAACACGCCCTCAAGCGGGATTGACACGTTGATTGCTTTAAACGTGTCCGCAAGTGTGGTGGTCCACCCGTCATCTCCGTCAGTTGTGACGTCAACGAGTTCACCGTTGAATGTGATTGTTTTGGTGCGAAGTTCATCCGCGAGGTCCGTTGCACCTTTTTCGATGATAACGGCGCGTCCATTTGTTGCCACCATGGCTATTCTCCTTTAGATGATGCCATAAGTTACCCGAAATTCTATCACGGCCCTAGTTGTTTTCCCATCGGGATCGGGAAAAGAGGACATATTTTCAAACAGGCAATCCACCACGTTAGCGCCAGAAATTGAAAGCTCGTGGCGATTTAGAGCGTTGTAAACTTGATCCGCTATTGCCCGCCATTCCAGATCGCTTTTACCGCGCGAGTATATGTTTACCTTGACAATTGAAGTCTGCCCCGGCGTTCCGCTCGTATCCCAAGGCGCGGCAGTGAACGGGCCAGCAATGACATAAGGAAAGTCGCTGCCGTCGCCAGCGTCATCAGGTTGCGGAGCGCCGCTTTCCGAATAAATGCCCTGCACGAGGTCGGTAAGAGCAGAGTACCCGTTCAAGCGGCTATAAATGGCCTGTTGCAATGCGGCGCTTTTCATCGCACTGCCCTGCCTATTGCCGCTTCCATTGACGCCCGGAAAGAGGGTGCGATAGCTTCTGCCGCTGGCGTCCACATCGGACGAGGCTTAATGCGCGTCGTGCCTTCCTCAAGGTAAAACGATTTTTCCAATCGAGAACCTACGACCGCGCTTAGTTTGGAAACCTTTTCGTGATAGATTGAGCCGAGAAGATCGCCAATGTCCACGGCGGGGGCTTCTCCCGGCGCAGATGCAATGTGCGAAACTGTCCCGCGAAGATATGTTTCACCAGTGCGCCCGCCGCTTCTATGGCGCAATTTAATATCCGCCTCTAGGTTAGCTGCGGTTTCCATTACAACACCCTCAACCGCGTCCTTCACGTCGCTTGCCAACGCGAGTAACTCGGCTTGCAGCCTTGCCATACCCTGGACGCGCAATTGTGTCATGTTGCCATCCCCTCGACAACATCAAGCACTTGCCACACGCCGCGCTTTTCCACGTCATTAACGAAGGCGATGCGATACTTGCGCCCGCCAATGTCCAGCCGATCCTTTTCGGTTAGCCCTGTTACCGGCTGGCAAAACACTTGCCAGTTGCTTTGCGCCTCTGAGCGTTGCGACTGGTAGCGAAGGGAACCAGACATGGCGACAAGGCCGATAGAAACATCCTCGGCCCCGGCGATAGCCGCCCATCCTTCTGTTGACCCGCCCGCGCCGTCCGTGGTTAGCGTCAGCCGCTCAAACGTTGCCGTTTGCCACAGAATATCCGTGCTCTTGACCACATTGACGACAAAGAACCCGCCAGCCTCGACCACATCCCGAACGCCGCCGACGTAATAGGTTGCACTGTCAGCCGTGAGCGTCCAGCCAGCGCCAGGAACAGCCGGAAAACCCTCCAGATACGCGGGCCGCATCTTGTCCTTTGCAGTAGGCATCGGAAAGCCTGTAGGCGCGGTTTCACCGCCAAACACCACGCGCCCGGTATAGTCGGTGGCTCCATCGTTCAACGTGCCAGTCAGAACGGCGTCAGTAATAGCAGCGGCAACCCCATTGAATGCGGCTGTGGCAATGGCGGAAACAGTCGTAGCCATCAGCCCCGCCCCATCCTGACTTGCCCGGTTGCGCCGCCGAGAATGTAAGGCCGCAACAGCCCCTCAACAGCGACCATGCGCGGCGTATCGCGTCCGGTCATATATTCGGTTTCTGCCTCAACGGGGCCAGCCTTGGATTTGCTGCGCTTGACCGTGCCGGTCGTGATCGTGGCGAACGGGTCAATGCTGTCCGTCTCGAAAGCATAGGCCAGTTCAAACTGCGCATAGATTATATCTTGCGGGATAGTGTCGCCATCAATCGGCCAGCCGTCCACAAGGATATTCGTCAGGCGCGGCCAAGACCGGGCTTGCGTCTCATACTGCTTATACCCGGCGAATTGATAGTGGCGGTCAAGATACTGCGCCGCCCGCCGCAGGTGCAGTTCATGGGTGCTATCGTGCCCATGCCCGTTGAAGTTGGCGTCGATGTTCGCCACAACATAGGCTTCATACGCCGCAAGCGTTCCGTAGCTGTCCGAAGATGCCCCGCCTATGGTGGTGGTCAGCGCCATTATTCGTCAGCCTTCTTAGGACGACCGCGCTTTTTCGGCGCAGGCTTTGGCGCAGGCTTGGCTTGGGCGCGGGGGTCGTCAGCGTTCACAATCTTCTTGCGCCCGTTGACTTCGATTTGAACAGTGGGAATGCGCGCCATTTTCAAGCCTCCGTCTAATCTCAGTGATGGGGCCAGCGAACCGGCCCCATTGACAAAGATTAGCCAAGAACGCCGACGATAAAGTCGGGCTTCCATGCTTTGACGCCGTAAAGGGTCGTCACGTCGATCATGGTCTTGCCGTAGCCCTTGTAAACCGCGATCTCGAACACAAGGCCAGAAATCGGGTCTTGCACGGTCATACGGTCAACAGCCGCGTCACCGCCAAACGGCTGCTCAGGGGCGCGGGCCGCAAGTTCGATTGCCGCCTGATGGAATGCGACGTTGGCAGTGTAGCTGTTGCCAATGGTCATTTCCACGGTATCAGCAACAGCCGCGACAAGGCCGGGGTTGTTCAGCACGATATCGCCAGAAACCGCCGTGAGGCCGGTGCCGACAACGTACTTGGTGCTGTCGCCTGCGAAGGTCACGACATCACCAGCCTTGATCCCGGTCGTGTTCACGGTGCCGCCGTCAAGCGTGATGGTGGTATCGCCAACAGCCGCCGCGCCGTTCAGATCATAACCCGTGCCTGCGCCTTTGGTGTGCGATTGAACGCCCGCCGAACCCTTGATCATCAAGCCTTGCAGGTCCAGCAATTCGCCGCGACGGACAAGCGCGTCAGTGCCTTGCTCGTTCGCCTTTTGCAGCGTCGCCAGCTTGCGCAGAGCAGCAGTTGCAGCGGTGTTGCCGACCATCGTTAGACGACCGTCAATCGGACAACCATTGTCTTCAAGCACCTTGCGGGCATCGGCCATTATATCAAAGTTTGATGCAAACGGGTTGGTGCCAGCGGTGCCAACCGCGCGCGAAGCGTTGGTGTAAGCTTCCGTCGCGACCTCGACCTCGATTGCGTTGACAATTCCGCGCATCGCCTGAGCAATCTGATCGCCATAGATGGTTTCGAAGCCGGAACCGTTGTTCACGTGGCGAATATCTTCTCCGGTCCACGGGATTTGAACGTTTGCCGCCTTGTTGATGGTCAACGTCTTGTTATCAACGGTTTGATCATCACCCTCGGGAATGGTCATCGCCGGGGAATAGGACGTGTTGACAGTGGAAGCGCGGGTAAAGTGCGAGCGCACAGTGTCGTTTTGCGCTGCCCGTTCGGAACCCGCGTTGATGGTGACAGATGGGATGAAGCCGACAAGCTCCCGGCCCACAACGTCAGCGGCCTTGTAGATGTCAGCCGCCAGATCAGTCAGAACATTTGCCATGCCCAGAACCTCATTTGGTTAGCGGTCAGTCTACGACTTTGCCGCCTGATTTTGCGAAAGCCGCGCGTTCTGCTTGTGACATGGTGTCAAATTGCGACCGCGTGACAGTTTTTGCACCGCTGCCGGTGCCTGACGCTGGGGGTTTACCGCCCCCCCCTTTGCCCTGGTCCGTTAGGAGTTCGGGCATGGCCGCTGCTAGTTCTTTGGAAAGGTCGCCAAGAGTGGCAAAACCATCGGCCCCCGAACCAGCTAGGGGATTGCCGTTATCCTGCATAATACGCATTTTTCCGGCGTCGTCAAATTGAACGCGTGACATATTGCTTTTTGCAATCATATCCGCGACCTTTTCACCAAAACCCTGTGACATAAGGGCCGCTTTGAATTGACTTCCAGCAGTTTCAGACCGCATTGCGTCAATCTGCTTCTGAAGCGCGGATTTCTCTTGTTCCGCCTGGGCCTTGAATTGTGCAATGATAGCCTGTTGCGCCGCGTCGTCTTTCGCAGGTGTTTTGGCCTTGTTGAGAAGCCCGTCAAGCGCATCATCTAGCCCGCCAGCGTCTTCCAGCCCGAGCTTGCCAAGCACCCGCTCGACCGTCTTGCGGCGGCGCTGCGCCTCTGTGGCGTTGTCCACCGCCTTTTGGTTCACCTCATTGAAACGGCTTTCAGAAACTGCGCCTTCCACCTGCAAAACATAGCCGCCGCCGTCTTGTTCTTTGTAAAAGGCTTGCGCCGCTTCGTCGATGCCTTCAAGGTTCTCCACCTGATACTTGAGTGTCATTTCTTTGCCTCATTCGCTGCCCAGAACGGCGGGCCACCCGCTGGCGATTAGTCGCCAATAAATCCAGCGTTGAAAGCGTGGAACAGAATTCCAACTGACGCAGCTAATTTTATGTTGTGCGAACCGCTTTCCCAACCGTTTCCGCACACATCGTCACCATCCGTATATGCATAAGCCAAGCCAACGATTTCACCCGATTTAGCGCGCGCCATTAAGCCTTCAAGCATTTGGATCAGTTCTTCATTTACCATACCGTGAGGCGTGGCCTCGCCAAACTTTACTACATTATCCACTAAACACCTCATCAAACGTGGCGCTATCCCTTTGGCGCAACTGGTCTAGCGTGTATTCCTGCCCGGATTGATCCACAAACCGATCAACGGTGTAATTGCCTTCGCGGAACAACTGCGCCCGCGTCGGGCCTAGAATATCGTCTTGCACACTTTCCGGCTGTGTTGTGAGCCAGTCGTTATATGTCGGGCGCGTTTGAACAGCCACGCGGTTGCCGGGGGTAACTGGAATACGTGTTCGACGGCAGTTCAAATGTCCAGGCGGCTTATTTCGCTTCTCATCGCTACTGCCAATGCGCCATATTTTCCCGTCCAATCCCCTGCACTGAGCGGATGTTCTTCCGTCTAGAACGCTGACCTCCTGCACATACTTCACACCATTGGCCTCATATGTCAGGTCGCGCGCCCTGCTGGACGTGTGCGCAACAGCAGTGCGAACCATCGCCTCAGCACCTCGCCGAGAAATGTCCATGACGCCTTGCCGTGACCGCGTCCCGCGTATCTGTCTGGCAATCTCTGTTGATCCAAGCCCGTCAACGTATCCCTGCCGGATGGTCTGACGTACACGCGCCGCCGTGTTGGCAGGCAAGGAAGTCAGCCAATCGCGCAGAAGCCTGCCCTGGAACGGGCGCGCATACATTGCAGCCCACAAATCAGCGTCAGACGGAACGCCCATGTCAGTGACCAAGCCAGCGCGCGTGACAGCGCTTGCAGTCCATTCGGCTTCGTAAACTGCAAATTGCTCAAGCGCGTCCGCAATGCGTGGGGTAATCTCTCCATAGCCGTCATTCACTATCCGACGCACCTGCACTAGCAGCCGGTCCAATTCGCGCCGGGTCATGTTCTCAAGGTCAGATGCGGCAATATAGGTAAACAGGTCGTTTGACACGCTGTTGACCAGCGCCGCGATTTCACGCGCCACGCGGGCCTTGTATCGCTCTATGTAGATCGCATGTCGGACGTTCGCGCTATAGAACGTCATCACTCAAGCCCCGTGGTGTCCAGCTCGATCAATTCAGCGTCATCATCAGCGTTGAAATTCTCCGCCAAGATGCCGCGCCGCATGGCTTCTGCGACATATGCTTCTCGGCTGATCGCCCCGCTGTTATACATGTCCCGAACGTCAGCAATGGACAAATGACCCATGACGTTAAAGTCTTTGTGGACCACAACGGAAACGCTAGCCTCACCAAGCCCGCCCATGTCGGCCATCCAGCCAAGGGCAATTTCAAGTGCATCTTTCAGGTTGTCCGCCCACGACCGCAAGCGGGATGTTGACTTGTTCTCGTCAATTGCATCGCCGGTCGCAGTGCTGACGCCTGTGCGTGACATGATGAGCTGCAAGCCCATCCATTGCATTTGCTTCTCAAGGTCGCGCAGTTCGTCGCTGCCCTTCTCGATGCCGCTGCCGGTGATCTCTGCCCACTGCAAGGCCGCGCTCTCGTTATTGCTGTGGAAAGCATAGCCAGCGGAATTAACCACCGCCCCACCGTCAACCTCGATGCCTTTCAACAAGAGCAGCGGCGATAGCGCCTTGTGTAGACAATTGCTCTTGTCAGACTGCACCCGCCAGTGTGCAAGGTTTAGTTCTGCAATGTCAGCAAGTGGCGGCTCGGCTCGCATAAATGCCGTTCGCCCGGTGTAGACGGGAACCACTTGGATTTGGTTCATGTCAGTCGCGTATTCTTCGACTTGGATGAACTCATGATCCGACTTGTCCCGCTTTTGATAGAGCCTGACCACGACGCGCCCATTTTCAAGGAACAGCGCCCGCACCTGATCAATGGTTTCGTCGGAAAACTCGCCTCGATCCGGCTTGGCAACTTGCTCCATAATGCGGAATTGCGTCAGAACCGGCGCACTGGCAATGTTTTCCCACTTCCAGCCCAATACGGACGTGATGGGCAGTTGAACCATGTAGGGCCGAAGGTTCAGCGCTTGCGCTTGGCCGCGCGTGACGTCTCCAGATCGGGGCGGAGCATCGACCATGATAAACGAAATGCCCGCCTCAATCGCCGCTTTGAACGCATCATCCGCGAAGTTGGAAAGGTCGCGTCCCTCAAGATCAATGTTCTGGCACCACTCAAAAAGCTGGCCCTCCTGATCTTCAAGAACAACCGGCTTCTCAAAAATACGGCCCGCCATGTCATCACGGGCTTTCTTGGTGCCGTTGAATAGCCAAGTGCTTTCAACTCGGGCGCTATAGTCTTCGTCATTTTCCAAGGCAAACTTTGGCAGGTACTTGGTGCGCAGCTTCCGCATATGAGAGCCGCCCTTCACCACGTCCCGGATCGGGGCAGATGCGTCAAGCATGGCCTGCACTTCTGCGCTTACCTCATGAACCTTCGTCATATCCGCCGTGCCTTTGGTCGTGGTGTTTGCAAAGTATTATCACAGATTTGCTAAGTTGCAAACTAGATGCGAATTTGCACCTTTCCGCCAGCCTGCGCCTTGATGATCGGCGCAAGGGCATAGCGCAAAGCGTCTGGCGCGTGATTGTTGGTGTCCAAAAGATCGGGCAAAATGTCGCCAGTGTTTCGGTCAATCTTGTGCGAGTAAAGCCGGAAATCGCGCGCCGTATTGGGGCAGTCAGGGTGAATGACAATGCCCTTGAAACCGCGAAGAAACCTTACGCCCTCTTCTACACTGTTGGGCCACTTCTTGACCGGTTCAATTCGGGGCAACCCGTTGCGCGATAGGTAGCTAATGGTTTTCGGTTCCGCGCTGTCTGCCCTAGATGCATATTCGGCAAACCTTGGGATGCGGTCTGTAATGAAGCCAGCCGTGGCGTCAATCTCAATCTTGGCGCTGTATGCCTCATGCCTGATCCATATATGATCGTCGTGTATCCAGCACTGCAAAGCGGCCAGCGGGTCAGGCCGAAACCCGAAGTCAATGCCCTGATATGGCCCCGCCCAATTTTCCAACGGCTCAAATTCATCGACGCGGTGCTTGCCCGCGAACACCTGCGCTTCTGTCATGGTCAGAAACGCGCCTTCCCAGACATGATCGTAAGTGTCCGGGTTGTACTTCTGGTCGTATAAGCGTTCTTCCTCTAGCCCGCTTTCAGCCCACCACGGGTTATCCCGCCAGTTGATATCGGTCACTATGCAACGCGGCGGGTTGTTGATGATGAAGCGCCTATGTGTCGCGCTGTCAGGGCTTTCGGGGTTGTAGCTGATCCAGTTTTCCAGATCGTCCCCGCCGCGAATGGTCGGGATTAGCTTGCGCCAAGCCGTTTCGCTCACGCTTTCCGCTTCATCCGTCCAGTTCAACAGTATGCGGGCTTTTGACTTGATCCCGTCTAGGTTATGCCTAAGACCGGCGAAGGCAAAAGACACACGCCGGTTTTTGGTCCTGACGTACTTTTCGCCAATCTCGTAATAGTCATTCAGCCAAGACTCAGACCGGATTGCGCCTTTGATTTCCTCAAGGCTGCTTTCGTCTAGGCTGTTAAGGTGTTCCCGGCTTGCGAGGATGATGCCCTCTCGCCCCGCCTCTGCAAACTTGTAGCCGTATATTGCGGCCATCTTGGCAAGCGCTTTTGTCTTGGCTGAACCCCGACCGCCACGGAATACGCGGTGCTTTGCAGGCTGCGAAAAGTTTGCCGCAATCTTTGGCGGCAGTTCAATCCTGACTGTCGTCATTCGGAACAGGCTTGGCGATCAACTCGATTGTCGTTGGCTTGGGCGTCATGCTGCCATCAGGGCTTTGATGGTTCACCAGGGATTGCGGCATGTGTGTTTTCGGGGCCATGCGTTCGGCTGACCATTTCAGCCCGTCCATCATGGCCTTGCCGGTGCTTGGGTCCAGCTTCCCGCGCTTCAAATCCTCGACCACTTCCATGATCTGATCTGCATGGGCATAACCTGCCGCCTCTCTCGCGCTCACGTATTGCTTGCGAAATTCATCATGCGCGACAACCCAACGGCATATTGTCGAAAGGTCCGGTGTATCATCTTGCCTACAGAATGCGCGTAGAGACTGACCACCAGCAAGCCATTCGCAAATGCGCTCTGCTATCTCTGGCGTGTAGTCTGTTGGTCGCCCTGCTGGCATTGCCATCCTCATGAAGTTGCCACGGCCAGCTTGTCCCCGCCAGCCGTGGCGCTGTCCCTCGTGCGTTATTGTATCACGTTAGACGGTTTGCACAAGGCACCTGCCCAATGGTGTAGCTTGCCCGCGTGTTCATTTGCTTTCCGCCAATGATTGGTTCATTTCCGCCACGAAATCATCAATCACTTTAGGGTCTAGCCTTTGCTTTTCAGTGTCAATCAAAATCATTGTTCTATCCCCGCACCTGCAAACCGGCCTTGATTTCAGGTCTGATACGGCCCGACGCATAGAATTGATCGCGCGCACCCGCCCAAGCATACTTGTCAAAACACCAAGCGCTTTGATTTGTGCGGCAAAGGCGGAAGACTTTCTTGCCTCTTCAACCTCACTAACCTTGCACTCAAAAAACTTCTTGAGATCGGCCATCTGGCTGTGCGTCAATCCGACAAGCGTCTTTTCATTGGCCCGCGTGTTCACCACACATCTCCCCTTAGCTCAAGCTCCACCATTGCGCGCGTCCCGGCGTCGTCCTCGGCTTCCGTCAGAAGCGGGCGGGCCTGCTGTTGCCAGCGTAGGCACTCGTCTGTCTTGCGGTCAAGCGCCCTTGACAGCCTGCCTATGTCCTGGCGTTGCTTCATGCCGTGGGCGCGCAGCTTGGTGATGGTCGCGGCCTGCGTCTCGACTTGGCGGCGCAGCGTTTCGACCTGCGCTTGCAGGCGGCGTTCGTTGGCTGTCATGGCGTCACCATTTCAATTTTGCTTTTCTTGAGTTGAGATAGGCCACATCCAGTAATTGCATAACCCGCCCCGGCAGTTATCCCATCTTCGGTAAAAAGACCGGCCCTATAGCGACAAAATCCTTTATCCGTCAGCCCCCGAAGCAACGCCCGCAGCATATCCTTGGGTATTTTCAAATCGTCGAAGGCCCGGAAAAAATAATAGGTTTCTGTTATTCCAAATGGCGCGTCTTTACCTGCCATGTGCTTTAGCACGCACATTTCAAGAAAACTTACCGCTTTCTCAACGTCTATGGTCTCGTTGGCTGTCATTTCCCGCCCTCCTTGCGCCGCCACTGCGTCTTTTTCCGGCCTCCGATCACATCAAGGCGCTTTTCAAGCACACCGATTGAAACCTGCGTGGATAGCTGAGAATGCAGGCGCATGTCGCTCCACGTCTCGATTTTGTCCGCTATCTGGCGGAGCGTCAACCATTCGCCGCCGTCCAGAATGTTTATAAGCTGTTCAACAGCCGCTTTCATTTCCCTGCGCTTTTCAGCCCCGACCTTGCGCCAGATTGCCTTTTTGCCGCCATGCTTTTGATCGACGTAATCGCGGGATGCTTCACCGCAGCTTGTGATAGACGAAAGCGCGCGGCGGGCCTGTTCCGCGTTTAGGCCGGTCTTGGCGGCAAGCTGCGCGGTTGTCTGCCATTCGTCTGTCAAGGCCAGTTGCAGCCGCTGGCGGTTGGTGCGCCTCAACGCCTTTGGCGATATGTCAGCGCCCTTGGCAATGCGCCATTGCCCCACACGCCCGCTTGTCCCGGCTCCGCCTTGAACGATACGCTTCACCAGCGCTTTGCTTGTCACGAGGCCGTGCAGCGCGTTCGATAGCCCGTCGTCTGGCATCTCTACATTTGCGGCGATGGTGCGGCGATCCTTCCAGCCCGGATTGTCCTTGAGGTAGCCCAGCACGGCCTGACGGTAGCCCATTGAACGGCCCACCGCTTCGTTTTTCTGCATGTTATCCCATGCGCCGCCGCCCTGCATTCGCGCATTGGCTGCGCGGGCTTCCTTGCGCATGAGATCGGCCATGGCGTCCTCATATGCCGATGTGTAGCGGTTGTTCCATTCCGTCTTGGTTTTAATTTC